CATTATTAATAATCCTTTATAATATCTAACTTAATAAGCTAATAAGGTTCGTAAGAACTACCTTATTAGTATTAAGTAGATATATTATAGCCTTTTGAAAACCTCGTCAACCCTTTTGTAATCTTGGCAGGTATTCTTACTTGGGAAGACATGGGGTGTAACGCCAGAAACCTCTTAGGTTTTAAGGGGATAGGTTGTCTAGTCTGGGTTGTCTGATAACTCTATAGAGTTAAGGAATAACTGTGGCATAATTACCACACCAGATTTCTGAGCCTCGCGGATGATGCGCGACTAAGTAGACTACATATGCGGGGGTGGGCCTGTGATCATCATAACTCGCGAGGCCTACTGTGGTATTTCTGCAACACTTTAGTGTTAGGGTAGCTCTAAAGAGCTATGATTGTGACAAAAATGACACAGTAGACTATTAAGTCTACTGTGTCTTGGGAGCAACACTGTGACTATATAGTTCTAGAGAAACTATATAGTCACTTCCGAGACCCCACCGCAGCTACGTGGCCCGTGTACATATATATATATAACACCCCCTATAAATTCTACAAAATACAAGGCCTCTATAACTAGGTAAATTAATAGGGCCTCTATAGTCATAGGGGTTTATGGATGAATATATAGATGTATGGGTATATGGGTGTAGGGATTTTAACGGCGAGACCTATATAGATAGCATAGTCTATATAGTATCTATATTGTTATCTATTAAGATAACACTACTACCACTATTACAGACTATTCTATATAGGTAAACATATAAGACCTATGTAGTTTATATAACCTAGTCAATCTTTAGAGACTGTAGAGACTAAATAGTCTACTTAGTCTAGGTATCTATTTAGGGCTAATATGTCTGCACAATATCATGGATGATTCAATGATACAAACTAATTAATAATAATAATTATAATTAATTTACTTGATTATGGTCTCCCCCTATGATAGGGTATTAATTATCAAAGATCAGTAATAGAGGTGAATGGAGACAATCATATTATGAAACCCTTAACAGATGAGCTACCAGACCTAGACACTATCCTTGATAACTATAAGTATATGGATAACTTACAAGCCTATAAAGACTTTATATCTGAAAAGGCTGAGTCAGCCCCTATCTATTCAGGTTGTTCAGACCTACATCCAGAGACAGCTGCAGCAATAGTCACAAATACTATTGCAGAGTTTATCAATGTACTTAATATGGTCCCCCAAATGCAGGGGAGGACTGTAAGAGATGACTACCTAAGAAATACATACCAGTCAAGTATCAATCAAATGATTGCCTTTAGGGAGTTATTAGTCGATGCAGCCTATGACACCCCAGAGGAAATGGAATCCCTAATAGATGATCGACAACACAGACACCGGATCAAGTTCTTTTCTGACTCAAAACCCGAAGACTAACATGATGGACTGCCTAGCTTTGAGGGATGCCTTAAAGCCCAGAGTAGACCTAGCAGCACAAGAGTCTTTCCTATCCTTTGTAAGAAAAGAAGCACCCAAGATGATCCCTGATTTCGTAATGGGGAGACACATTGAACTACTGTGCAGTAAGTTGCAGTCAGTAGTAGAAGGTGAATGTAAACGATTGATGGTCTTCCTACCACCCCGTAGTACCAAGTCAGTCATATGTTCCATGCTATTCCCTGCATGGTATATGGGACACTACCCAGCACATGAGATCATGGCCCTGTCCCACTCAGATCAACTAGCATCAGACTTCGGCAGATCAGTCAGGGACATTGTCAATGATGAAGACTTCCAAGAAATGTTTAATGGTGTACAGCTAAGGGCAGACGTTAAAGCTGCCGGTAAGTGGATGACCAACAAAGGCGGTAAATACTATGCAGCCGGTGTAAGGTCTAAGCTGGCAGGCCGTGGCGCTCACGTAGCAATCCTTGATGATGTAATGTCGGAGGATGATAGCTTCTCAGAAGCCGGTAGACGATACATCAAAGAATGGTATCCATCAGGCTTAAGAACCCGTGTCATGCCCAACGGAGCTATAATAATAATCAACACTAGGTACCACTATGATGACATCTGTGGATGGCTCCTAAAGCAGGAATCAGATAATATTATGACCAATAAGTGGGAGGTCATAAAGATACCTGCATGGCTTGATGAAGACGCTGCAGAACTACTGGACATGGAAGAAGGATCATCATACTTTCCAGAGTGGAAGTCAAATGAGATGTTAAGGATAGACGAAGAAGAAATCAAAGCTGCCAATGGTAGTCGATACTGGAACGCCCTATACATGCAGGACCCACAACCGGATGAGGGTGGTATCATTAAGAAGAAATGGTTTCAATGGTGGGATGAAGAAGAACCCCCAGCATGTGAGTTTATACTGCAAACATATGATACAGCCTTCTCCACTTCCAAGACTGCCGACTTCTCAGTTATCCAAACATGGGGTATCTTTGGTCAGATGGGGCAGGACTCTGCAGGATCAGAAGCCTACGTATCCAACATGATCCTCCTAAGTAATATAAAGGATAGATTTGAATATCCAGAGCTGAGAAGAAAAGCTCAAGAGATGCATGACATGTACAGGCCAGACATATGTATCATTGAGAAGAAGGCATCAGGACAATCATTACTTCAAGACCTGAGGAGGGCTGGTCTGCCAGTCTTAGATTACTTACCCGACAGGGATAAAGTTAGTAGGGTCTATGCTTCCACACCATTAATGGAGTCTGGAAGGGTCTGGATACCCAGTAATAAAGACTGGGCTATTGACCTATTCGATGAAGCAATTACATTCCCCAATGCTGCACATGATGACCAAGTCGATTGTATGACTATGGCTATCCAGTATATGAGAGATTCTTGGAATGTACTACACCCTGAAGACCCCAACTACGATCCGATGGATTCCCCCAGAGCCAGAAAGAGGGCATACTGGAAAGTCTAAAAGGATTTGCATTTATGGCACTTAGCCTATATACTCCAGAATATTAGTATCGGTACAGTCAAACATAAATTAATATTGGATATGAATCAACCATGGCTATAGCTAAGAACCCCAACGAACCTATTATGAATGATGAGCCTATGATTGATCCTACGGAGGATGATCTTGAGTCTCCCATGTCTACATTAGAATTTGATGAATATGGTAACGTAGTTATCGACCTTGAAGGTAATGAAGAGTCAGAAATACCGGACTTTGATCCCAAGTCAACTGATGGTTTCTATGAAAACCTAGTAGACAAGATGGACGAAGAAGACCTACAGGAAATATCCACAAACGTAATCAATGCCTATGAGTCTGACAAATCCTCCAGAGAAGAGTGGGAACAGATGTTCGACAAAGGCTTCGACCTATTGGGTCTTAAGATTGAAGAGACATCAGAACCATTTGAAGGTGCCTGTACTGCAGTGCATCCATTACTGATTGAGTCTGCAGTAAAGTTCCAATCCAAGGCCATACAAGAGTTGTTGCCTGCCTCAGGACCAGTCAAGACTAAGGTAATAGGTAAACAAACAGAAGGTAAACTAAATCAGGCCAATCGTATCAAGAATCATATGAATTATCAGATCACTGATGAGATGCCTGAGTACTTTGATGAACAGGAGCGGATGCTATTCCATCTACCACTATTCGGATCAGCATTCAAGAAGGTCTACCATGATGTGGGTCTGGGTGTAAACGTTTCAGAGTTTGTCCCAATTAATCAGTTCTACATCTCAAACTTTGCCACATCCTTACAGAAGGCTGCAAGGTATACACAGGTCATCTATAGATCACCCATAGAGATGGAACGTGAAGTAGTGTCCGGTATGTATAGGGATATAGACTTAGGTGAGGCTAGTGAGCCAAACTTGGCTGGTATGGCTATCAAGATGAATGAGGTTATGGGTGTATCCCCACAGGCTGAGTATGATCCTCAGTTTACACTACTGGAGCAGCATACCTACCTAGACATCGAAGTTGATGAGGATGATACTGAGCTTACCCTGCCCTACATCGTTACACTAGACCTTGACAGTGGAACTATCCTATCAATCCGTAGGAACTATAATGCTGATGATCCCCGTAGAATAAAGAAAGACTTCTTTGTCCACTATAAGTTTGTCCCCGGCTTCGGATTCTATGGCTTAGGTTTAATGCATTTCCTAGGCAATCTAACTATGACAGCCACAAGTGCCTTACGTGCCCTAGTGGATGCTGGTCAGTTCGCCACACTACCGGCAGGCTTCAAAGCTAAGGGAGTTCGTATCACCGGTGACAATGATCCTATAGCCCCCGGTGAATTTAAAGAAGTAGAGGCAACTGGTATGGACTTAACTAAGTCTATTGTGCCACTCCCCTATAAAGAACCATCACAGACCCTCTTCCAGATGCTACAATTTGTCTCCGGTATTGGCGAGAAGTTTGCAGACTCTACAGAGAAAGTTATCTCAGACGGTAATAACAATGGTCCAGTCGGGACTACCATGGCCCTACTTGAAGCTTCCGGTAAGTTCTTCTCATCTGTACATAAAAGATTACATAAGGCACAAAAGGAAGAACTTAAGATTCTTGCCAGACTCAACTATGAGTTTCTGGATGATGAGTACCCCTATGAGCTTAATGACTATGATAACAAGGCCCTAAAGTCTGACTATGATGGCAAAATTGATGTCATCCCAGTATCTGACCCTAATGTTCCATCCAATGCACACAGGATGATGATGAACCAGATGGCTATGCAGATGGCCCAGACCTCCCCTGCAGGTATGTTTGACATGGAGGAATTAAATAAGACTATCCTCCAATCAGCAAACATGCCCAACCTAGACAGGATCATGCCTAAGAAGCCTGATGCACAACCACTGGACCCAGTATCAGACTTGATGGCTGCAGTCAAAGGTATGCCCATCAAAGCTTTTGCAGGTCAGGAACATGATGCACACATACAGGTTAAGATGGCCTACTTACAAGACCCTGCCAATGGTGGATCACCCATCATGCAGAGGATAGTCCCCCTAATCACTGCAAACATTCAAGAACACAGTATCATGAAATACCAAGAACAAATGAATGGGGTGACTAA